TATTTATCCGTTGTTAATCGACATCCGAATAGTGTGCTAAAACTACCCGGATGTGAAAGACTTTGTTGGACTAAGCCGCCGTGTGTTATAGCGGATTGTTATATCAGGGGTTTGTTCGCAGATATTCGGATACTTTTTCCAGCGCCTCGACACTTCCACGGCAAACTATAACGGTGTCACCAATATCTGAAAGGTATTCGTGCCAGTCTTTCTGCTCAGGCGACACAGTGCCACCCTTGACCCGTTTCATTTCTATCCATAAATGCCATGCCGGAATGTAAAGGTCTGGAACCCCCCTAGAAACACCCTCGTTTTTCATCTTTATGGCCGTGACTTTGCCCCTATGCCCGCCGTTCGGAATGGCGAAGATCCTGACGCCGGGGTATGCAATGCGAAACTTTCCAACAAATCGCACTTGCTCAAAATGCTCGCTTGGTATTTCTTGCATAAAAACCCTTAAAACGGAATGAATCTATCCCATTGGTCACAAGCCTTGTCGGTGCCTGCAAAGTCCTCTGGCGGCGTCATGTAGAAAACAGTGCATACGCCTTGATCGTTGTAGTAGTCGCACGTATGGCAGCACTCAGGGACGTGCATCAGGTAATGCTTCTGAGCTTCGCGCCATTTGATAACAAGTTCCGGTTCATTGTGTCTCATTATTTCCACTCCCTTTTGATGATGTCGTCTAGCTTGCCTTTTTTACGATAGCTGACAATAGCGGGGCAGGGCTTTGCCTGCATCAAATCGCATATGTCCTGCATATCGGTGCAGTTAACCAACTGCGCATCTACCTCTGTGGCTATGTCGGCCAGCTTTTGAACGCCCATTCTGCCAGCAAACCCTTCATGTTCCACCGTCAGATATTCTTTGATCGCGTGAGTAAAGCCGTGGTAATACGTAACCATTATCATTTCTTTACCAGAGTTATAGCCGCGATGTATGCGCCAAGCCCAATCTGTCACATCCATGTCCATAGGCTTTATGCCCATGATGTCGTCTTGGTACAGTCGCCATTCTTTCTTGACCTCTTCCAATGGCCAAAGGTAGCCACAATCTGGGCATGTCTTAACGCTAAGGTGTACGGCCTCACCGCACTCAGGGCAGGCTTTTACAGGTGCCTCACCTGACCCTTTGCCTTTTGCCTTTGGTGGCTGCACTGACGTTATGGGGCCGTGCCTCTGTACGTTTCCAGCAAAGTCCAAAACAAGACAATGATCGGTGTGTTCTTTCAGGCGCATACCCCTTCCAGCTATCTGTACGTAAAGCACTGGTGACATAGTGGGCCTGGCGATAACCAGGCAATCCGTGTTTGGCGCGTCAAAGCCGGTAGTCAGTACCTCGGCATTTGTCAGCACCCGCAATTCGCCGGCCTTGAACTGGCGGATTAATTCAGCCCTTTTACCCTTCGATGTTTTTCCGGTAATGCAAGCTGCTGATAATCCTGCATCCGAGAACGCTTGCGCTAAATGTTCGGAGTGAGCAACGCCCGTTCCAAAAACCAAAATTGACCGGCAGTGACTTGCCCTTGTTAGAGTTTCACTCACTATTTTGTTTACGTCGTCATCACTATCAACTGCTTTTGCCAGCTGGCCAGGAATAAATTCACCGCCTCGCTTTGCCACGGTGCTTACGTCAAGGCAGTGATCGGTAAACTTTGATCGAAGTGGGGCAAGGTAGCCTTTAAAGATCAGTTCTTCAATTGTTACAGGTTCAATTGTTCCGCTAAACAATGCGCCTTCGCCCTCATCTATTCTTCCATGCCCTAGCCTCCACGGACTTGCGGTTAAACCTATCAATCGAAGGTGCGAGTTGATCTCTTTGAGTGCAGAAAGAAGCTCCCTGTAGCCTCCCTCGTCCTTGTGGCTAATGAGGTGACACTCATCCACTATGACCAGATCAATATGCCCTATCAGTTCGCCCTTCTGCCTAAGTGACTGAATGCTGCCAAAAGTAATGGCATCGCCTAGATCTCGGTGGCCAAGCCCTGCCGAGTAAATGCCAAGCGGTGCGTTTGGCCAATGTTGCAGCATCTTATCGGCGTTTTGTTCAATCAATTCGGCAACGTGGCTCATCATCAAAACCTTTGTGCCTGGCCAGCTTTTCACGGCATCTTTGCACAGGGCTGCTACGATGTGAGACTTTCCCGAGCCGGTCGGTAGCACCATGCACGGATTTCCTATTGGGTGCGAATTAAACCACTCATAAAGCTGATCAATACTTCTTTTCTGGTAATCCCTTAGCATTTTATTTCCCCGTCAAATTTATGACGGATAGCCTGCACGTTTTTATCCATGCAGCCGTCGAAGTTTGCCAGCAATTCCCTTGACTTAAATCCGCCTGCACCGTTTTGGAACTCCTTTCCGTTGTGGCTATAGTTGGCATAAATTCCATCCCCTCCAGTTAGTGTCCACGGCACTAAATCGGGATGCATAACGTGATCTTCACATCCGGCTCGTTGGAACTCAACGGCGGGTATCTCGCTATTCCACCGGCCACAATGCCAAGTGCCATCTCTCTTCGCAGTAGAGTGGGCGCACGTTCGGCAGTTGACCTCTTTGGTTGTGTGGCTGGAATGGCAGAAGTCGTGCATGTTGCAAAACTTACATTCAAACCAAGTAGGGTCACTACTGATTGGTTCCGGCATCCGGTCGCTAGCGATTATTGACTGGGCTTTTTCGTTTAGATCTTTCGCGGTTGTTTTGTTTAGTCGGATCCGCTCTGTATAGATTTTATCGTCATTTTTACATACCCCCACATAAAGGCATCGGTCAATATTTACGCCTTCCATGTAAACCATGACCTGAGCCCAGTGCGTAGGCTTTGATTTTTCAACGCCGTTTTTTAAAAGATCATTGAATGACTTTAGGGCGTGAGTTTTAAACTCCAAAACGTGCGGCTTGCTTGGTGCTTCCGGTATTCCAGACAATGCCACTCCATCCAATGACCCGCCAAAGTGACCATCTTTGATAAGCCACTGTTTGCCGGTATCGGGATCTTTGTCCAGAATCTCAACGCCGGCGGCCCGGAGGTCTGAGACAATCCATTCTTCCTCATGGTGGCCGCGACGGAATAGCCGAAGGATGCGCCCTGGAAACTCCTCAACTACAGCCCATCGAAATGATAGCCACAACTTGCGTCGGCACGGGTGTCCTATCATGCTCGCCCCCATGTGAGGGCGGGGCAGGTCTGGCTTTGATTCGTGGGCCTTGTCGATTAGGGCGGACAGAGAATTGATGGGTTCGGGGATTTTGGTCATGCTCTAACCTCAATTCTGTTTAGTATTTCTTGAAAAGGAAGTGGCGCACTAACTCTGTTTGATGTCCCGGACATCCCGTTATACTTCGGGTTTAAAAAATGTATATATATGCTCTCTAAAACATCTAGTTGATTTTTTGGGCACTCAATATAAGAGAAAGCGTCAAAGTCTTTAATGCCTCTATGGTTCCCAATCCTATTAAAGACATTTACAGATTGACCAACATAAACTATTTCACATTGCTTTATTAAAAAGTAAACCCCTGTACATGAGTCTGGATTAAAGTGTTTACTTGCATCTATTATTGCAGATGCGCCCTGAATTTTGTGACCCGTTAGCTTGCAAGAAATATCTTGGTAGCACATCTCATAGGCCGGATAATCTGACTTTTTTACTTTTTTATAATTCATTCCGTAAAACGAGTATCGCATCTTTCTTTCTTCAAATACTCTAACAGACTCTATGCTTTCAGCTCTCGCATTGGCTTTTGCTATAATGTGAGATATTTTATACCGTCTAATACCTTTGACATCCCTGAAAACTTTAACCGGGCTACCTTCACGCTTTACCTTTTGCAAAAAAGATCCAAACTTTATTCCTCCAATGACTATAATTTTATTTAGCTGAGCTTCCGTCATAAAAACATTAAGGCTCTGACCTTCAAAGCAATCAGGAATCATAAATCACCCCATAAATAAAAAACAGGGGCGGAAGCCCGCCCCATAATTATTACTTCTTCATCCAAGGTGGCGTTGCGCCCGAAGCCTGGGCGGGGGCAGCTTGGCCAGCGGGAGCCGGTACAGGTGAGCCTGTTACGGCCTTGAACCCTTTGATTTCATTTCCCGGCCCATAGGTAGGGTCATTCTTAACCGTGACCTTGCACGTCATGTTTCCGCCAATAAGCTGATCAGTGTCAGTAAGGCTGGCCACGCCGATAGCTCGTAGAACTGAGCCAAGTTGCTGGCGGCCAATGTCTTCAGCCTTGGGGTTTGGGTTGCGAATGTTCAGGTTTGCGAACAAGATCCGGCCTTGGTGAGTTGGGCCAACTACGCTCATCTTCAGCCAGATGTATTGGCCATCGCCTTTCTTGGTGTCTTTCAGCTCAGACTCAGCCACTACCAGGTGGTAATCACCGGCTGGGATAGGATCGAATCCGCCCTGCTCTTCTGGAAGTTCTGCGGTGTTAAAAGTCTCGTTTAAAAATGCCATGTTATTTATCCTTAGTTATTTGAAATGATGGGCGTCCGGGCTTTGTGGTGATCGCCGCATCAAGGTGTTTGGTTATTTCAGGGCTGGCGGATTGCCATGCCCGTAGGTTGATCTCCGGCTTCCACCGGAACATCGCTTGCAAGTGTTCGTTGCCAATACCGGCATTTGTTGCCAAGTCAATCAGCTGATCGGCGTCAACCTTCCGGCTAAGCCGAGTCGTTACCTTTACCTTGAAGCCTTCCCGTGCGTATGTTTTTGATCCGTCTTGGTTTTGATCGACTGAGAACGCCTCAATCAATTGGTCCTCTATCAGCCGGCGGCTTTCTACCGCCTGCCCTTCAGTCTCTTTGGCCTCTAGCCATTCCTGATATAGTTTCACGACTCACCCCCAATCTTCTTAATAATGTCGCCAAGGTCTGGCAACTCCCATGCTTCCAACTTTCCTGATCGGTCTTTGGCGCTCCACAAACCGTCAGTGTCACACTGCAAGGCCCGGATGTTTTTCCCGTCTTCGCCTTTCTCTACCCGAAGGGCAAAGACTTCATCGAAAAAATAGCCAATCTGTTGCGCCAGTTTCGCGCCTGGCATCGCCGGGCCGTACAAGATCCGGTTCTGTTCGTCTTGGGTCTTCTCAACCTTGGCCGTCATATAGACGTGCTTTCCTTCAATGTCTCGAAACGCTCTAATCAGATCGCCCATAACATCAATCAGCGCACCGTAAGCCTGGCGGGGATCTTTTGTCTTTTTCTTTTCGGCGCTCAGCACTACCTCGGCAATTTCGCTGATAGAGTCAAGGCAGATACTTTCAAAGTGGCTGGCCTCTTCGCTTTGTGTCACCCACTGATACGCCTCATAAAGTGTGTCAATATCCTTTATCTCAATGAATGGCACGTCTGCGTCGGCAATGGAGAGAAGCCCGCCTTCTGCGCTCAACACTACCGGGGTCGGTAAAGTCGGTATCAGGGCGGTTTTTCCGGCACCGGCTTGCCCGTATACCAGCATTTTAACGCCGTTACTGTGCAGCCCTTTCGTGCTGCTAAGTGTAATCGCCATAATCTTTGTTCCTGTCTTTGGCCAGCGGTTTGCGGTGTGCAGGTTGCCGACTACAAAACAACTATAGACCTTTGCCGCTTTAATGTCTACAATTCATAGCAACTATTTAACCAAAAGGAAAAAAGAATGCTGAC